TTCATTTGAATAAGCGCAGCATCTACCGTGTCTATTCTAGGTATGAACTTATGGTTTACATCGTGGCTACCTATCTCATTACGCATTATTGTAAGGTGAGATCGTGCGTTAGCTGCTTTTACTTCTATATCTAAATCCATTACTCTAATGCTTTACTCCATTGCTCAGCCATCGCTTTGCATATGCCACTCAGGGTGACCACCAGAGCAGGGTAGAATATCGCAGCTATAAGCCTCGTAACCCAACCTTCTAAACTCTATACATACCGCTTGGCTTTCTTCGCAAGCTACTAAGATTCTTTTATTCATATCCATAATACTGATCTTGGCACTCCTGTTTTATCTATCTCGTAATACTTCTGTGTTGATCGGTTGTAGAAGAGTCTAAACTTACCCGTCCTACCTACACCCTTCGGTTTTGATTTCTGAACAAAGAACTCCCTAACATTATGCCCGTAATTACAACTATGCATCATTTCGTTATCGTCGTTGTTAGCTGCCTCGACTTGTTTAAGTTCGTGCGGTTCGTAGATTAATACCATCTGGTAACCCTTCCTACTGAACTGCTGACCGAAAGCCCATTGCTCCTTAGTCGCTGGCACTGTCCAGGTGTACTTAAACTTCTCACTGGTTTGGTCTTGTAGTTCCTTCTCTGCTCCGGTAGTGTGGTTAGTGAGTACTGTAAGGTACGACTTCCTTTTAGTCCACGCTAGTAATACATTAAGCTCATCCTTGACCGTCTGAAAGTTTAGCTCTATGTCTAATTCGTTGAAGGGGTCAATTAGTATGCCGTCAAACCTACCTATTATCTTCTCTTCCTTCTCGACTGCGTTAAAGAAGTTCTCCAGGTTTAATGCTAGGTTACTATACGTCTCGTTCCAATTATCAATAGGATCTAAGATTCTAAAATGCTTATGCACCCATAGTAGTATCCTATCAAAGCTGGTGCTGGTCATTGGTGGTCGGGTCGGGTCTATCTCTTCACCCTTCGCTTCATTTGGTATATCTAATACCTCACCCTTACTCAGCTTCTCCATTAGCTGTTCTATGATTTCGTCCTTATCACCCATCTCAGGAGACAGTATTAACCACTTCCAGCCGTGCATAATAGAGGCGTTTATCATTAAGTCTAAGATGAACTCAGTCTTGCCTACCCCACCTTTACCAGCTATCATAAGCGGGTAGCCTTTCTTTAGGCTTATGTATTGGTTGGCTGTATGCCAGTGGGTATCGAGTCCGCGCTTCCGGTTAGTGTGCCTACGCTGTAATAGTGTCGACTCTCTATCGAGTGGCGCGGTTGTTAGTGTTGGTTGTGATTCACTCATCAGATGGTATGTCTTCAAAGTTACCATCCATCTCTACAGCCTCCCATGCGGTGCTAAATTCCTGGTCTGCAAACATCTCAGCTAACCCGCTGATTTGACACAACCTTAAAACCTCGTCTTGATCCATTCCTAACTCAGTCGCTATTTTCTTATCACTCCAATTACGCCGCTTAAGATCCACCACAATATCACTCATGGCATCTACCTTATGCTTTCCTCTCGCTCGGTTATGTCGAATAGTGGAAGCTATACGATCACCTTTCTCTTGTCTTGATTGATTTATCGACACCACTGGTAAAAACCCCTTAACCCTCTCACTCACGATATCACTCTCCTTACCCACGCGGTTACGGTGAAAGCCGTCTATTACCTCTCTCTCGCCCGTCTCTTCATACATGGTTACAATGGGTTGCGTGAATCCGTCTTCTGAAATACTATGCTCCAGCAGTTTCATTTCTGGTGGTGCAACGCTATTCGGGTTGTAGTCGTTAGCGTGGATAGACTCATTATTAACCCATATAACACAATCCACCGGCTCAGTATTAAAAGGGCTGACTTTATGGATTTGGCGCTTGATTTCGTTTAGCGTTTCTACTTTTTCATCAAGGCTTAGAGCTTCAATTTGCGGGAGTAATTCTATGAGAGAATCTATTATTTGTTGGTTGTGTGTGAACATTATATATTGATTTTTAATTGATTAACATTCCATTCTTGTTTGCGTCTTCGCATCAAATCTAGGTATTTTTTGTAAGCATCTGATTTATGTTGACTAAACCCTAACCCCTTGCACCAGTAATCATTTCTTAACAATGACTTACAAACCCGCCGCCATGACGGTACTAATCTTTTAGCTTCTAAAGCTGGGTCTGCCTCATCTGGTATACCTTCAGGGTAGCCTTGATTTAACCACCATTTTTGAAAGAGAATGATTTTATTTTGATAATGCTCTTTCATTTTATCCGGCATACTACCCACTAACATATTAGCAAAGCTCTGCCATGTGTGGTTATCTGGCTTCTTGATTTTATTATACCCATTAATATTACCCGACTCAGTGACATATAGCGCGCCGCTATTAACGCCGTTCACCCTAGCCACTACTTTAGCCCATGTTACAGGCTCAATAAGATGAAACAACCATAAACCCCGCCTCTGGTCATCGCCATAAGGCTGGCATATCCTCATTTGATGAATCGTTAATCCAGCTTTATGCATCATATCGTATAGCTTATTATACGGAAGTTCTGGGTTTTTGTAGTGATATATCCATATATCCCTGGTTCTCCAATCGTAAATAGGGTAAAGGTTGTATGTGTCCGGCGTTACTTGCGTTGTGTATTGAAGCCCGTCTATTCTGGTCTTTTTACTACTCGCAATCGTTCTAAACCTATTAAGACTCTCATCTGTGCGGATTCCAACGAACGCCCCACACCGATCACCCGCCGCGTACCAATCCCCGAATAAAACCATAAACTCCTCAAACTCCATCCCTTTTTTAAAGAACGGGAAATAGTTATGGTCTGATATTGATTCATCTGGTAGCTCTCTAATCCAATCATCACGCTTATCATCATCCCAACAAACCCATTTAGGCTCATAAACGCTCACGGCGTTTCTTAAACTTAGGGGCAAACAAACCCAATAAAGGTCTATATGATTCTTATATAAGTTTATGCAATCATGAATATGGTCTATGGTTAGTTTATATTGTCCCTCAAGGTCAATGATTAAAACACCAACCCTACGGCTGCGTTTAATAGCCTCATCCATTACCATGTGTAGCATAACGGTGGAGTCTTTACCCGCGCTGAACGACACATAGAGTTTGTCGAAATTATCAAATGACCACTCAATCCTTTCCTTTGCCGCTTCGTAGGTGGTTATTCCAAGTTCAATTTTAGGCATGATTTATTTATTAGTTCGGTTTCGTATTCTTTAATTACCTGGGTAGCTATAGCGTTTGCGCTCGCTCTTTGTTCGTCTGTTAACTCACGCCAACCTATTATAGTTAGATCCATTGGACACCCGTAACGATGGCAGCAAGTGGCTTGCCCTATCCAGCTCTTTCTATTCGTGTCTGTGTTTGTTAGGTTGTGTTCAGAAGCGTAAGGCCACGCAGTAATCATTTCTTTCGCAGCCCTGTAAAATTGATCTCGGCTAGATAGTAGTTTAGCTGCCGCGCCTACTAATTCATGCCCCTCTATCATGTTTGCACACTCATACATTCCAGCGTGATAATCTTCCCAGTATTTATAATGGTGGTATATTCTTTTCATTTCACTTCCTTTTGGTATTGATTTAGTCATAAGTGTTTCGATTTTGATTGATCAAACTTAAACTTTTTCTCCTTAGTTATTGATTCGTGTTTTAAAGTGTTTGTTAATTTAGACTTCCACCGGATGATAGGCTTATTGTAACCATCTAACCAATCGTTATCTACCCAAGTATAGTACTTAGTACTTACTATCTTAGTACTTACTAATGGGTGTCTATCTTTTGCGTGGGCTATAAACTCTTCTAAAGTAGGTATATCAGGACTACTATTAATACTATCCTTTACCTTATCCTTTACCTTATCCTTAACCGTATCTTTTCGTATTGGTTTTGATTCGTCCGTATACGTCCGTATGTCGGTATCGGGATTCCAACGCTTATTAATAGCGTCCCTAGCCTGCTGACTCTTAGCCTCCCATTTCATTAAATCCCTTTTGAATTGAGCCTTGAATGGTTTGAATAGTAACTCAGTAAGCCTATCTACTGGCTCAGGGTTTAGGTCATTAACGTAATTCATAATGTGCTTAATCAGCTTACCAGCCTCTACATCGCTTAGGTCTGTGAACTGCTCCCGCCAATCAGCGTAGAACAGTATCTTTTTCTTGCCATCTGCCATTACTCAATATCAACCAGTTCTCTCATGTGGTTATCTATCGCTAATAAACAGGCGCGTACTTGGTCGGGGTCGTACTCTGTACGATCAAACACATCGAGCGCGTTCTGTACCTGCTTCTTACTGTGTAATACTGTGGCGTGGTCTTTTGGTTTGAATCCTAAATACCTACCTGTTAAAGTAGATGTAAGCATTAACTTGGTATGGATGTAATAGGCCGCACATTGACGAGCTATTACTATATACTTATCCCGCTTCTGGCTCATAAACTCAATGTATGCAACGCCATAAAAGGAGCAGCAGGCTTTCACCACCTCCCTACATCTTATATCAGTATTCTCTTCGTTACCTATAATACCTAGCCGGTTTTTTATTCTCCTAACATCGTGTTGAATAGTGGCGGTTATAGCCTCAGCGCTTTTTAAAGCATCCTCTAATTTGGTCAACTTATATTTCATGCCTTCCTGTTGCCGTGTTGTTATTACATTCATAGTCTACTTGTTTTTAAATTGATCTCTAACCCAACAAAGCTGCTCGCCTATTTCCTGGTGCGCTTTCGCTGGTACTATTTCTGTGAGCTTCTTGGTAATGTACGCCTTATCGTATAACATCCCATCCGTTAAATCCTTAATCGGTCGTTCTCTAAACTCAGCCAGCATATTAATAAGCTGGTGCGCGGTGAAGGCGGGTAGTTTAGTTAGCGTGGTGTGTTTCTGGATTGGCATACCGCCATTTGGTAACGCCTCGTTAATAAAATTCAGCGCTTCTTTTTCTGTAGTTGTCATAGTGTTTTGATTTGTTCAGCAAACATAGGAATTATAAACAAGCAAAATAACATTTGGTGTTAATTTCTTTTTGGTTATCTTCGTAAGAATTAAAGAGAACGCACAAGTTTTATTAACGGCTTTACGCTTTTAACAAAGCTAAGGAAATCCTAAAAACTTGTGTACCCTCAATCTAATCGAATTTATACATAACGCAATAACATTATGTTCGCATCATCAGATATTCAAATGGCGGTAGATAAGTTCTACGGCGCTAAGTCTAAGCAAGCAATAGAGGTTCGTAAACTATTTAATCAGCTAGCCGTTGTAAACGATTGTAGGGGTTTGAAATTTGATGTAGTGTCTAAGGTTAGACTCCCAAAACCTGATTAAGCTTCCAGATAGCTATCTCAATATTCGCCTCTTCACCGTCAAACGAAACATCAAACTTACCGCCTGACGGTTGTTCTACATCAACATCTAGTTCGGTAAATTCCGCTTTAAGGCTTACCAACGCTTCTAATACGTTGGGGTAATTTAACTTACGGTACTTATTATCAGTAAGACTTATAGTCTTGTGAGACATAATTAGTCGCTATATTAAATACGATTCCGCTACTAAATGCTTTGTAAAATAATTTACCGCATTTCTACAGCGGACGATTGAGGGTTAAAAAATTTCACTATATTTGTCTAAAATCAAATCAACATGGACAGTAAACAATTCATAATTCAATTAGGTAAGAAATACGGCTTCGATAGCTCGGAGGATGTGTTTCAAGTTCACGGTAAGTGGGTAGTCACCAAGACAGGGATACAGAAGATAGTAGACCAGGAATTTTTCACCTACGCCTTTCAGGTTATCGAAGCTAGTAGCGACTACTGCGCGGTGCTTTGCGATATAGGAGACAAGGATAACAACCGGATAAGCTGCTCATTAGGATCTGCTGAAGCGTGTAACGTAAAGAACAAGCAGCGGTACTATTTAGAGATGGCTGAGAAACGAGCAAAGGCTAGGGCTGTACTAATGGCAATCGGCGCACATGGTAGAGTATATTCAGAAGATGAGGCAGACGAATTTAAACCAGCGAAATAATGCAGAACTTAGGAGAATGGGAATACCCATACGAAGAGATGGATAACATACCACCAACTAACAGCCAGTTAAAAATGGTAGAGAAGTTAATGGTAAACCAATCTAACGAAATGCAGGCAAAGGTTACTTTGTTTTTTATTCAATCACCGAGTTATTTGGGTGTGCTAGAATTAATATCTGAGCTAAGAAATGAAGCGCCAAATAACTGACACAGTAAAAGACGGGCGTTTAAATACGTCTGAGGCGCAGTTTAAAGCGTTCTTAGCGGCTTTCTCTGGTGATGTGGTAACTATTACCATTGAGAAAAAGAAACGCCGTAGAACGTCACCGCAGAACCGTTGGTATTTTGGGGTCGCTGTAGAAACTATCTACCACTACCTAAACGAAACGGGAAACCAGATAAGCCGAGACGATACGCACGGCCTAATTAAGATAGCGATAGCGAAGCGATACCCTCAGATAATGCTAGATGAAATAGTATTAGAACATTCAGGGGAGATACTAAAACGGATACGGTCAACATCTGAGCTAACCACCTTAGATTTTATGGCGTACAAACAGGCTATCCAGGAGTGGGCAGTAACTACCTTTGGGTTAGATATACCAGACCCTAATGAGTAACGTTGAGCGTATGAGCAGTACGCCTTTAGGCTATTGCTTATACGTATTGTTGCTAGTAGTACGGTTTTAAAAGAAAAGATATGAATGTATTATCATTATTTGATGGAATGAGTTGCGGACAGATTGCACTCGATAATTTAGGAATAAAAGTAGATAATTACTTTGCAAGTGAAATAAAAAAGCACGCTATACAATGTACTTTAGACAACTTTCCAAACACTAAACATATTGGCGATGTAATAAAGGTAAAAGGTAGTGATTTACCTGAAATTGATTTATTGATAGGTGGTAGTCCTTGCCAAGATTTTAGCAGAGCCAATAGTGTACGTGATGGATTGCAGGGAGTTAAATCTATGCTTTTTTACTGTCTCTTATACACATC